TCTATTACGCTATCCATACCATCACGAGCATGAATAAACTTATCTTCGCCAATGTACACACCAACGTGAAAAGGCTCGCCTAATATATTGAATACAATAACAGAACCTATTTCTGGTGTAGTAGTTTCAGTCCAATTATTCTTGTACTGATCTATCATCTGTAAAATACGTGTATCATAAGCACCTGAGTATTCTTCAGTATAACTAGGTAAATCTATATTATATTCTTGCTTATAAAATAAACGTACTAATCCCCAGCAGTCTATTCCGCTCTGATCTCTGCCATTTGCAGCATAAGGTAATCCAATATATTTGTTATAATTCATTAGAATAATCCTGGAAAATTGGCTGGTGTAAATGTAAAACTTGGAAAAGGTTCACGACTTAAACTAACCATGTTTAAGTCTAAAGTTATTTGTTCAGCGTTATAGCTTACATTTGTTATCTTAAATCCACTAAAACTTGTTTCTACACGATTAGGACTATCTGCTAGCACTAAATCAATTTGTACACTAACAGGACTTGTTAGTTTTTCGCGAATAAGTTGAATTGCTTCTTTGGTAACATAACTTAATGTTAAACTGCACTGACCTGCACCTGCTTCTTGTTCACCGGGTAAATTTAACTGAAGAGGTAAAAATATATAATCTTTGTTATTACTAGTTACACCGTATACTACATCTTCATCAGTAGTAAGTGAACTAATACGGCCAGTATAACTATCTGCTAAACGAATAGGATGTGCTAGATCTGTTGGATCTGTTATTGTAATTAGCAAAATTAATGCCTCGGAAGTTTCCGAGGCAAACATTGCTCTGATAGCTGATTGTGATAAACTATTTATTCTGCTCATGGCATTATTTCAAATTTAAGGCTTGTATTCCAATAGCCAGGGGCAACATAACTTAAGTTAAAATACTCGCCATCACTTCCTGGAATAATACGAACTTCAACAGTTGTGTATAATCGGGGATGTGTAAATGTAAATCTTTTAACGCCGCTGGTAGTAGTTTTTACAAATGTTTCTAGTGTTTGTGTTTGTGCTGTGGTCATTAAAAACGATAAGTTTAGCTGACCAGGACGACTGGCCCTGCGTCTTTGTTTTGCAGGGCCAGCATCAGTTGCTGTTCTTATCACATTAATACCAACAGATTCAGTAAAACCTTTTTGTGGCACTTGTGGAAGTGTTGAAGGCCAACTTAATACTGCCATATTTTATCTCCTTGCCAGTAAAGGCGATGTTCCATAACTAGCCGTCATAGCTTGTTGCGTTGTAGAGCCTACGCGATTTAATTCGCCAGCTACCATATCGCCTACTATAACTTCTATACGGCGGTTTCCACGTGAATCCATGGTTTCTTTGGTTTTTGCGGGTTGGTTACTATAATTGTTAACAACTACATCAACCTTACCACCAGTATTACCTGAGCGAACACCCAAATTACCATTGCTATCGCGCTTTAGGGGCATAATAGCTTCAGGACCTGCTTCACCCATTAAACCAGTACCTTGTGCAAATTTAAATAGTGTAGGCTGATTTACAACAGAATTAGTAAACATTCCGCCTTTGGCAAATGTTTGAAGTCCTGTATCATAAACACTACCCTTAGCACTCGGTACTGGTGGTGCACCAGTAAAAGCGCTAACAAGGTAACTTCCCATACCGCTTAAACCACCAAAAGCACTATATAAACCTTTCATCTGATTACTCATTTCAAAGCGTAAAAGATCTTCTAACATTGAGTTTATTAAATCTTTAAAACTGCCTTTTCCAGTTATAGCAAAAGTTACTAGTGCGTCGCCCATTTTTACAAAACTATTTTGAACAATTTGACTAAAACCTGTCATTGACCTAGTTAATTCTTCGGTTCTGTTAATTGAATTACGTTTTTGAGCATCAGTATCCAGTATGGCTTTACGATTTAATTCAATAGCTGCAGTTAAGTTTGCAACACCGTCTATTTCGCCTTGTGTTGATAAACCCCCACGACTTTCAGTATCATTAATGGCTTTTGAAGCTAAATCTCTAGCATTAATCTGTTGATCTAAACCGGCTAATTTACCAGCAGTTTCTCTGGCTAATTTAGCTCTTTCTATTTTGGCGGTTTCTTTGCCAAGTTCTTCATCTGTAATTAATCCTAATGCTTTTCGATAATTTAACTCATCTTGTGCCTGTTGATCTTGAGCATCTGCAGATTGATTTCGTAAGGTTCTTAACCTTTCTTCTATGCTAAATCGTGCTTCTACTAATCTTAATTGATCTTGCAAACCTTTATTATTTAATTCTGCATTTTGTCTAGCTACTGTTAAATTTACAGCGTCTTTAGCTTTAAGTACTCTTTCTGTTTCTACTTTATTATCTTCTTTTAATAAGTTATTATAATCTTCTTGTAAAGGTTTTAGTTCTAAAGCAAACTTATTTTGCAGTTTTTGATTTTCAAGACTGGCTATTTCTTTTAAGCTTTGTTCGCTACTAATTCCTAAAATATTATTAATAGTATTTTTTCTTGCAATTTCTTGATCTATGCTGGCTTCTTTTAAAGCATTAAGTTTTATGGCATTATTTAATTCTTCTGATTGAAATTTAAGTCTATCCGATAAACCTTTATTATCTCTTTCTTCAGCTTGACGTTGCTTAACTTTAGCCAATTGTTTGTCAAGAGTTATAAAGTATTCATCTCCGTCTGCTGTATTAGCTGCAAGAGCGTCTGTCATGGCTTTTTCATAACCAGCTATTTCTTGCTCTTGTTTTGTTTGCAAAGATTTATCTTCTAAAATTGCTTTTTCTTTTACGCCTTGAGCACTATTAAACTTATCTATGCCATTTAAAATGTCTTCTCTGGCAGCTAATAATTGATTTATATCATTCTCAATATTTTTCAATTTATTTTGATCTTCTAATTTACCTGCTCCTACTGCCCTTGCTGATTCAATAGAAGCACCTTTAGCTTTTCCACGTACTTCTGTTGCTGTGGCTTCTTGTTGCGCAAGTTGTCGTTGGTAACCAAGTATCATTGGTTTCAAATACTTGTCTATGTTACCACCAGTTAATAAATTATCTAAACCGGAAACAGTCATCTCTCCACTTTTTACTTTTTCAAGCCCTGTTTTAAACATTTCTGCAGCAGAGAAAGCATCTTGTTTTTCTCTTAATGTACGTGGATCTGCCTTATCTTTTTTAGCCTGTTCAAAGGCCATGTAAGCATTACTTTCATTTATTGTTGCAGTTAATAATGTATTACTAGATATTAAATCAATTGTAGTTTGTATACCGCGTAATTGAAGAGCAAATTCCTCTTGTTTTAATTTTCCGCTTGCTCGTGCAGCTACTTCGCCACCTAAAGCACCTATACTTGCTTGTGTTATTGACATTGCTGCTTTTTGTTGTGCTTGACCTGTTGCTTCTGCTATTAATTTTGCACCTTCTTTAAACGAAGCATCTACACCCTCACTAAATATTTTTCTGGCTTTGTCAAAAACAGATATATCTACACCGAGCTGTAATCCTTCTACAGTTTTCTTTGCAGTTTCTTGTGCTTGTAAAGTTTTATTTAATCCACTTTCAGTTTTAATACTTCCTGTTTCAAGAAACTGTCCAACTGGATCTCCGAAAAGCTTATCTTTTTTTCTATTTTGTAAATTTAATAAGTCTTGTTTGGTTTTAGAAATTTGATCATCGATTCCACGTATGCTTTGACCGTATGCTTCGTATTCTTGTAAAGTTGTTTTAAACTCTTGTCGTATTGCAACAAACTGATTTACAAAATCTGTTCCAAATTGTGCTATTTTTTTAGGATTATCGACTAAATCATTAAAAGCCGCATTAATATCTTTTAAACTACCTCTAGATATTTTTTCCATGCTAAGGCTCATATCTTCTAGTGCTGCACCTACTTTAAATAGCGGGTTATTATTTGCTGTAGACTGTATAAACTCATCATAAGCTTTAGTAACTGCTTCAGCATTAGATTTAAAATTCTGTAAATTACTACTAGTTTCTAGTAACTTAAGGTCTAGGGCTTTATTTGCTTTGGCATACTCTTCTTGAGTAATAGTTCCGTTTTTAAAAGCTTTTGTTACTGTGTCAATATCTAAGCTTTCTACGCCTAAAGCTTTCTTGAAACTAGCCGTTGCTTCGTCACCCATGCCTGCAGCACTAAATAATTTTAGTTGTGATTGTAGTGTAGTAGCAAGCGCACTAGCTGTATTAGATGTTACGTCATTACCAAATAATGACATAAACCTATTTTTTACACGATCCCACAAACTATTATTTAAGGCAGCCAGTAAGGTTTTTGAAGCATCTATTGTTGTTTCAATACTATCAGTAACCCCCCTACTTGCATTAGATAACGCAAAGATTCCTTTGATTGAAGCAGTAGCTATTCCTGGTTGTTTTGCGAGTGCTTCTAATGTTCTATTTACATTATCTGTAGCATCAGCACTATCTTGTAAAGCTTTATTAAAAGCTTCTGTTTGTTTACCTGTGTTTGTCATCCAAGCGTCAAACAGTACAAATGCTTCAACAGCTAAACCTATGCCAACTATCCAAGGATTTAAGGCATTAACAGTTGTTGCAAGTTTTTGGCCTAAAATACCAATTGAGGAAGTTACAGCAGTATAGCCAGTGCGTAAAAGTCCTAGCTTAGGAGCAGTTTCAATTATTTTTTTACCGTTTTTATCAACGCCAGCTTCTACTTCTAACATGCCGGCTCGAGCTAAATTAAGCTCTTCGCCTAACTTCTTAAAAGCTGCGCGCATACCATAAGTTGCCTGAGTTTCAGCTACGCTTACTTTAATTGCATCCATAGATGCTTGTGTTAGTTTACGTTTGTAAATAACATCATTAGAACCAGCAGTAGTAAGAATACCTTCTGTACCCTTAATTAGATTAGCAGAAGCTGTATCTCCTTTAGCTGCAGATTCTGCACGCAATGCTTTTATTTTTACAAGATGTTCTCTAAGTGCTTCGGCTTCGGCGTCATTTCTGCCTTTTAAATATCTTGCGCGACTATCTAAAGATTTTATTTCTTCGGGCGTAAGCGCAAATGGATCTTTGGCTGCTAAAGCTGCATAATCTTTTCTACCAGCTGAAAAAGTTTTAGCTTGCTTTTGTAAATCAGCAATTTTTGATCGTACACCGGCAGTATTTCTAAAAGATGCTTCGGCTTGTGCACCTGCATCACCTGCTAAATCACTAATAGATTTTTGTTGATCTTTGTATACTTGTGTAAATACTGAGCGACTAGTTTCTGCAGCTTTTTGTAAACCTTCTCTGTATTGACCGACAGCAGGAATAGCAGTTTTAACTATGTTAGCACCTAATGCAGCTACAACAGCTAATAATGCTCCTGGGCTTTGGGATAATAAATCTACTAATGGTTTTAAAAATCTATTAACAATTTCTAATGCACCTTGACCAAGATTTTGTAAACTGGCTAATAGCTTATCATAAGGATTAGCAGAAAGCTCAATAGCATTAAATTTATCTAGGCCTTCTTTTATAACTGCTACCGTAAACGCTTGACGTCTTTCAAAATCACTTAAACTTCCAGCAGTTTTACCTATACTGCGAGCGTAATCCTCAACAGCAGGACCTATTTTTGTAAACAAACCAAGTTCATCTAGCAATTCAGGCTCTAACTTAGATACGCCTCGAGTTAATCGACTTAAAGCATCAGGCATACTAACACCAAGAGCCTGTGATGCACTTTTAGCTATCTTGCCTAAATCATTAATTTGTTTAGCAGATAATCCAGCAGCACTACTTTTAGTAGTAGCTTCAATAGCCTCACGAAAAGAAATAGCACCATCAGTAGTGGCTACTAAATTTTTGGCAACTGTACCTAATGATTGTCCTGTGGCTGCACCTAATTGATCCATACCTTTGATCATATTAGTAGTATCTGCTGCATTACT